TTGACGATATCATCGGAGAGTACCCATACGACAACATCTCCGAGTATCGTATTCGCCTCGAAGCTCGCTCTACTGACCGAGACATCAAGCACATGGAGGTTGAGCCGGTAGACAGCTCTGACGAAGCACGAGTGTCTGCAATGGTCGCTACCAAAGCGCTACAGAAGAAGATGCGTGACATGAAGTTTGGCAAGAAGCTCAATGAGTATTCAGTAGTTCGACCTCGATACGGTGCAGTATTGTGGAAGCGTATTGAAACAGAGGAAGGCAAGGAAGTACACATAGTACCGTGGGAGAACGTCATCACGGACATGACGGATATTCTTTCGTCTCCGATTATCGAACGTCACTACTACACTCCCGGACAGCTCAAGAAGCAAACCACATGGACAGATGTAGACCTCGCTATCACCACAGCGCGAGAGATGAAGAAGAAGAAAGATGTTGGTGACAAGCTCAACTCTGTTGCTGATACTGTAGGAACATATATCGCAGTCTACGAAGTAACCGGAGAGATGGAGAAGGCTAAACTCCTCGAAGCACAAGGCAAGGAATGGACTGACGATGATATGAATGAGTTTGTTCTCGCGCGTATTATTTACTGCCCACTCGGAAAAGACAAGAAAGGAAAGTGTCAAGGCATAACTTTCCGCGCTGATGAACTTTCAGACGATGAATACCCATATAAACTTGATGTAAGGCATCCGGTCATTGGTCGTGCGATTGGTGAGGGAATCCCTGAAGAACTTGCAGAACACCAGAGATGGCACAACTTCTATAAGACTGAGGAAGCCCGTGCTGTCGCTATTGGTGGCAAAATCCTCTTCTACACAGACGATGGAAACGTAGTAGATTCTATCTACTCAGACGGTATTGACCACGGAACAATCTTGCAGGTAGGAGATGGTAAAACCTTCCAACAGCTCAACACTGTCCCTACGAGCGTTCCGATGTATCAGAACATCACCAGCTCAATCAAGGAGTCTGCTGACTTGAAAGCAAACTCTCTCCCGGCTGTTATGGGTGAGGAGAGTAAATCAGGCACACCATTCCGCGCTCAGTATCTCCAAAACGTTGCAGGAACATCACAGTTTGAACAGGAACTCGAAGACATGGGACTCTTCCTCGAAGACCTTATCGGCGACTGGATTCTCGAAGATGCACTCAATGAAGCTGCGAGTGCAGGTGAGATTGACGAAGTATTCTCCAAGGAGGAACTAGACTTGATTGACCGCACTATTATCAACAGAGAGATGATTGCACGGGGCGCTGAGAGCCTTATGAACGGGCAATTAGTCACTCCTGAGCTACAGATGGAGATGGAAAAGACTATCTCTACAGACCTCAAACGAAAGGGAGCACGCCGAAAGATTACCGACATTCAAGAGTTCATCAAGAACGCAGGAGACAAGGTTGTTGTACGAACCACAGACGAACAGCGTTCAAAAGCTATCCTCTTCGAGTCATACAGCAACGCTATCAACCTCGCTAAGGGAATTGACCGCACAGACCCAGTACAGCTCGCACTCCGCGATAAGGTACTCGACATGATTGGTGTCTCAGAACAGGAACTCATGCTCTACGTGAACGAAGCAATGCAAGCAGCCTCTCAGATGGCTCCACAAGGGCAAGGGGGAGCGGTAAAGGTAGACCAGACCCAGATGAATCAGGAAGCGAGTTTAGCAGCTAATGTTTAGCCATGTGGTCAGAGCGTGAAATTGCCGTAGCGAAAATGCTACAGGAACCAGACACACAAGCGTTCCTAAAAAAGATATTCACACAGATTGTAACGAGCAACGGGGAAGTACTGGAGAAGAACATAGTAGCTCTCGATGACGCAGAATACGGAAGGATTATGAAGGTTCATTACTTAGTGAAGGAAGAAACAAAAGCGCGTCTCAATCTCATTGCCTCCATTTCAAAGAAGGGAGTAGAGAAGAAAGACATTGCAAAGGCACCGAGGTAGCGTGGTATAATTATGTGCAAGAGAAGAGCGCTCTTACCTCTCACTGATTCAGGTCAAGTGACTATAAATAAAAAGGTCTCACTCTCCTTAAAGTGATATAGAGCCATGTTTGCAGAAAACGAAGAAGAAGTAGTTGTATCAGCTGACACCACTACTGACGATTTAGAAGTTAGTGAATCAGAAGATGAAAGCACTGGAGAAAGTGAAATTGCGAAGGCACCTGAAGGTGGCAAGCAACAGTCAACTGAAACCCCAGAAGCACGACGCGCCCGAATCAAGCGAATGTACGAGCGAGAGTTTGGTAAAGAAGGCAGTCAAAAAGGTAGCGAAGAAAAAGAAGTAGGAGATGACCGCTACACTCGTCTTGAACTCAAGACAGAAGGTATCGTCTCTAAGAAAGCACAGGATGTTGTGTTGGATTACGCAAAGTTCAAAGGTATTGACGCGCTCGAAGCATTGAAGTCACCAATCGTAAGAGCGGAGATTGCAGAGCTAGAGAAGAAAACGTCAGCCCCACCTCCATCAAAGCGTACCAATGCAGGTGCTTCGGATTCATTCGAGTACTGGGTTGCACAAGCCCGCAAGGGAAATTGGCCACGTCACGATAGAGCAATGATGGACAAGCTCAAGAAAGCACGAATCTTTACATCCTAATTAGTAAATTAGGAATAAATTAGAATGAACGTATTCGCATCAGATGTACAGAAGCAGTTTTACATGGACGGCCTCCAGGATAACCTCCGAGACAGCCTTCCGATGCTTCAGGTATCAGAAGTAGAAACAGAGAACGCAGAGTATATTGTTAATCGTTACGGAGCAGATGTTGCTGCACAGTCTACAAAGAACTCTTTGTACCGACGTGCTACCGGCTTCTCATACTCACGCGACAAGAAGTCAATCGACGAGATTGCAACCGTTTCAGACGTAATCCTCTATCAGGAGTTGATGCGTGAAGGGTTTGACCTCGTTGCTGACCGTCAGGACAAGCACGCATACGCGCTTCGTCAGGCTATCCACCGTCACTCAGTAGACACAGGTGTTACAGGTGCAGCTTCTGTACTTGACGCAGGTGTTCTTGCAGGTTCAGCAGCAAACGGTACTCCAATCACCCTCTCATCTTCTAACCCAGACGATGTAGCAGCAACTATCGTTCAAATCCTACAGGAGGAGAACGCATACGGTGAAAGCAATCCGTTTGTGATGATGACTCCAAAGCAGGCTAAGAACTTCAACCTCTTCTCACAGGGAGCTGGATTCTCAGTTGCTGACCGCGCGCTTACTAACAGCATCTTCACAGTAGCTGGTGGTACTCGCGTTATCCGTGGAGCACAGGGCTTCGGTGGACTTGACGTTATCGTTACAAACGAAATGCCACGTTCAGTAGTCCTTACCTTCGTAGACGAGACAGACGCAACAGACACTATCGTAATTAACGGTGTGACTCTTACTTGTTCTGCAACTCCAAACGCAGCAGGTATGTACGACCAGGGTGCTGACGCAGAAGGAACTATTGACGCTGTAGTTGCTCTTATCAACAACAGTGAGTACGCACTCGCATCAACCGCTTCAACTTCAGGTGAGTATGTTGAACTTTCAGCAGCTAACCGCGCTATCTTTGATACCGCAGGAGTACGTGCTCGAAAGCTCTCTGCTACCACTATGGAAATCGTAGCCTTCACTACTCTTACAGTAACTGAAGGTGGCGATGAAGTAACTGTTGGTACCGTCACAGAACACATGCTCGCTGGTGCTTACAACGCTGTAACCGTAGCTCTTCCATCGAAGGGTATGCGTTCAGACGAGAAGCCACTTGCAGCAGCAGTTGGTGGAACAGGAACACACGGTTTTGAACTTACTACGTTCCAAATGCACGATGCAGTCGTGTGGACGTACAACGCTCCAAAGCTCGTAGACGTATTGACGACAGCCTAACGGTTGGCTCATCCCCTTTTTGGGGTTGAGTGAGGGGGTGGCCGCTCTCCACTCTCTCACTCAGTCCCAAATCACAATTCATGGAACAATACACGGTTCAAACACTCATAGATTACGCGAAAGACCTATCTGGTCAGACCAACGCATCAACCGCGAAGATAATTCGTGCACTTAACTTTGGTGTAGACCATCTTTCAGTTATTAAGTTGATGGTAGCGGGTAGAACTAACCCGGACTCATCGAACAACACTGACCTTTCACGAACAAGTGTAACTACCTCTGACCTTACGCTCTCTCTTTCCGGTGGAGACTTGGACAATGGAGAAGCCTTGTCATTCAGACACCTTGAAATCGCTACTGGTGATACATACACGCGCCTTATACCGATTGACTCACGCGATTCAGAGTACGAATACCTACAGAACCAATCAGGAGAGCCTACACACTTTGATATTGACGGGAATATCTTGCGTCTTTTACCGAAACCAGACGCGTCATACACCTACCGCTTCTCGTATGGCCGTGTGCACCCACGTTTCAGTGCAGACAACCTTACACAGGGCACAGGGTTGCTTCCAAACGAAGAAGAATACGTTGCCTTGTATGCCGCAGACCGCTTGATGATAGGTGGGAATGACCCAATCCGCACCCAGATTCGTGATGACCTAGCTGTGAAGAAGGTAGAAATTAAGCAAATGGTTGCGCTCCGTGACCAAACCGCCAACAAGCGATTACGACCACGAGCAGAGAAGTTTAGTAGGAACAGTTTTAACAACACATTTAGACGAACAATATAAATATGGCATCAACGCTTCACTTAAAAGCACTTGAAATACAGCTCGACGCAATCCTTGCGCTCGGTACGCCAAAGCTGTCCTTCATGGCAACTACATTTACACCGGATAGCGCCACAGACCAGTACTTCTCTGACATCTCAGCAGAAGTAGCGTCTGGTACTACCGCAGTAACTCTCGGTTCAGTCACTACGACAATCGACGCGGCGAATAACCGTGTAGAACTCGATACCGCAAACCCTTCACTCTCTACAATCACCGCTACGACGAATAAATACTGTTTATGGGTAGACACAGGGGTAGCTGCTACAAGCCCCGTGTTGGCGACTATAGACATAGTAGAAGGCACTCTATCACCAGTCTCAGGAACACTCTCAATAACCGTAAACGCAGAAGGACATTTCGCACTTAAAGCTGTATAAACATGGCACTTGTAGTCGAATCAACATCAACAGTTTCAGCAAACAATGCTGGTAGTCTAACAATCACCAAGCCAACAGGTGTAGCAGTTGGTGATTTGCTCTTACTGATTGCAAGTGGTTCCGGTCAATCCATCTACCCAACATGCACAGGGTTCACACAGATTCTAACCTCCTCAGCAGATGGTAATGATGATACGTGTTTGGCTCTTTTGTATCGGATTGCCGATGCAAGTGACGTAAGCGCAGCAAACTATACAGTTGATGTTGCTTCGACTGACAATCAAGGGGCAGCAGCAATGCTTCGCGTATCCGGGTGGGTGTCAGGGAATCCGCTTTTTGCCTCAAGCGCAAGTTCTACGGTCATTGACTCTGCTTCATATTCTATCGGTCAGTCAGGACTTACAATCACTAGACCGGGGCAACAGCTACTCATCATCGCAGGGAACCACATTTCAGACGATAACTACGCTGACTATTCAAACTATTCAATTACCTCTAGCGACTCAAACCCAACGTGGACGATTCT